CTCCAACTCCATTCGACCCTTTCTCTGAGTGAGTTCACTCGGAGAAATCGGCATGGCCGACAACAGCTTTACACACCGCGACATCGTCGCGGGCATCTGTGACGGCCGGCGCCCGTCTGAGTTCTTCGTGGGGCGGACGCGGGCCTTTCGTGATGCCAACGTGCTCCCGGTCCTGTCTCGCTCCGCAGGCGGGCTGGCCCGCTACGGCGATCATGCGCGGATCATCGCCGCAGTCTGCAACGTCCTCATGGACTGGGGCCTACAGCACCCTCAGAAGCTCCCGCCATCCGCACGGGCTAACCCTTCGCCATCACCGCTATGGGCCGTCTCGCACGCTCTGGACGCGACCACGCTGGGCTTCATCGTGGATAGCGCCCGCAGTGGTCGAGATTGGCTCCTCCGCCTTGACCTGATCCCCGGCGAGAATGGCGAGCCGACGTACCTGGCGCGGCCTTACCCGATCACGGAGGAGGCCGACTACGGCCTGACGCCACGGGGCACAACTTCCACTCTCAGCATCGGGCTTAGCCCCCTGATCGCCCGCCTGACTCGGGAGGGCTGACCATGGCCCGCACTTCCTTCCTCCGCCGGGCCCGCCAAGCCATCGCTCGCGCCATCGCGCCTGAGACGCGGACGCGCGGCTATGACGCCGGGCGCTTTGATCGGTTCGCCCGTGAGGCCCGCATGGGTCGCACGTCGCTGGAGACCATTCAGGCCGCCCCTCAGCTTCGCAGCAAGGGCCGATACTTTGCCGCGAACGATGCCCACGCTTCGGCCAGCGTCAACGCACTCGCAACGTATCTTTGGGGGCCCGGCGCCGTTCCCGCTCATGCAGATGCGGACCTGGTCACGGCCTTCCTGCAATGGTGGGACAACTGCGACGCGGACGGCCGGACTAACTTCGGCGGCCTGATCCGCCTAGCCATTCAGGCCCTCATCGTGGACGGGGAGTGCTTCGTTGTTTTCCGCCAACGTGCGGACGGCCTGAAGCTCCAGCTTATGCCCGCAGAGCAGGTTGACGAGTCCATGACTCGCGAGCTTGGGGGCGGCGCCTTCATCGCGGCCGGTATTGAGCACAACGCGCAAGGGGAGCGCGTCGCTTACTGGATTAGGCCCTTCCTTCCGACGCAGCAATTCGAGACATGGGCGCCGCCTATCCGCGTTGATGCGGCCGACGTGCTGCATCTGATGCGACCTGATGGCGTCGGGCAGATTCGCGGCGTCTCGTGGTTCGCCCCAGTCATGCTGAAACTCGCTGACCTGGGGCTCCTCAGTGACGCCCTCCTGAAGGGCTTTCAGGTCGCGGCGATGCACGCTGGATTCCTGACGGATGCGAACGGCTCCGCCCAGCTTCCCTTCGACGGCGAGAAAAGCGGCGACGCGCTCGACGTATCCATGGAGCCCGGAGTCGTTCGGCGCCTGCCGTCCGGCATGGATATCAAGTTTAATCAGCCTCAGCAGGCTCACCAGTCCGTCGAGTTCATGACGGCAACGGTTGAAGAGATCGCGGCCGGGGTCGGTGTCCCTGCCTTCATGGTCTCCGGCAACGTATCGCGGGCGAACTACAGCAGCCTTCGCGCTGCACTCATCACGTTCAAGGCGTCGCTGGAGGCCATCCAGTTCAACGTCATTGTGCCTCAGCTTCTCGCGCCCATCTGGCGCCGCTGGACCCTCACACGGCAGCTACAGGGCGAGGAGAATGGCGGGGAGGCGGCGGAATGGCGCTTCCCCGCCATGCCCGAGGCCGATCCGCTGAAGGCCCTGCAAGCCGTCAAGCTCGCGCTGGACATGAAGACCATGAGCCGCGCCGAAGCCATCGCAGCGAGGGGCGAAGAGATCGCCCGCGTGGATGCGGACATCGCAGCGGACCCGCACGCGCAAGCGCCTGGCGATGATCCTGAAAACGAAGAGGACGACTCCAATGCCGAATAGCTTGCAACTCCGCGCGGCCTCGCTCGCGCCGACTACGTTCAACGCAGACGATAACACCATTGAGGTTGTCATCTCGACCGGTGCCGACGTGCAGCGCGCTGGCTTCATCGAACGGCTGCCCGTGGCGAACGCAGACCTTCGCAACATCGCGGGCGCTCCGGTGCTCGACGCGCACAATCAAGGCAGCACGCGGGCGGTGCTCGGCGTCATCCAGAAGGCATGGCGCAAGGACGGCGAGATTCGCGCGCTCCTCAAGCTCTCGTCTCGCGATGATGTCGCCGGGCTCGTGCAGGACATCAAGGACGGCATCGTCCGCAATCTTTCAGTCGGCTACCGCGTCTCGCGCTGGGCTGACTCCACAGACTCCAAAGGCAACCGCATTCGAACGGCGGTGGCGTGGGCAATCCATGAGGCTTCGTTCGTTCCCATCGGCGCCGACTCCGGAGCCACAGTCAGGAGCAATCCCATGACCAAGAAATCCGGCGCCACCCCGGCGCCTGAAGCGGACGTGATCGACACGAACGCAAACGAATCCACTCCCATGCAAACGCGGGCGGAGATTCGTGAGATCATCAAACGCGCTGGCGGTACGCCGGAGCAGGCTGATGAACTGATCGACGCTGACTCCACAGTGGAGCAGGCCCGCGCCGCTGCCTATGACCTGATGACGGCTCGCAGCAACCGCGTGCCGGCGCCGATCATCCGGACGCGGGAGCTTGGCCCTTCACCGGAGCAGACTCGCAGCGCCCGTGAGGAGGCCCTGGCCGTTCGCATCGGTGGCGGTACGCCCTCCGACCTGGCCCGTCAGTTTGTCGCGTTCTCCCTCGTGGACCACGCGCGCGATATGCTGGAAGCGGCAGGCGTCCGCACTCGTGGCATGAACGTCGAGTCCATCCTGACTCGGGCCATGCACACCACGAGCGATTTCCCGGAACTGCTCACGGGAACCGGCGCACGTATGCTGAAGCCGGCATATGAGGCCGCCTCTTCGCCGCTCGTGGCACTGGCCCGCAAGGTCACTGCCTCTGACTTCCGCACTCAGTCCATGCTGCAACTTGGCGAGATGCCGATGCTGGGCAAGGTCACGGAGTCCGGAGAGATCAAGTCAGTCTCGCGCGGCGAAGCGAAGGAATCGTGGGCGCTCGATACCTACGGCTCCATCTTCTCTCTGAGCCGCAAGGCGCTCATCAACGATGACCTCAACGCCTTCGCAGACTTCGCGTCGGCGGCGGGGCAGGCATCGGCGAACACGGTTGCGGACCTTCTGGTCACGTGCCTCACGCAGTCCAGCGGTGCGGGCCCGGTCATGGGCGACACCGTGCGGCTCTTCCACACGAGTCACGGCAACATCAATGAAGAAGGTCTCGCGATCCACGAGGGCAGCGTAAGCGCAGCCCGCGTCGCGATGCTCACACAGAAGGGCGTTGACGGGCAGACGCTCGTTTCCGTTCGCCCGGATACGCTCGTGGTCCCGCCTTCGCTCCTCACGCAGGCTGAGAAGTTTGTGGCGAGCATCCAGCCCAACGAAACATCCGCCGTGAATCCCTTCCAAGGGAAACTCGCGGTCATCTGCGAGCCCCGTCTGGAAGCGATCTCCCCGTGGGACTGGTATCTGGCCGACTCTCGACTGGCCGCTCTCGTGCTTGGCGGACTGGCCGGCAACGAGGGCCCGCAGATCGCTTCGCGCGATGGCTTCGACGTACTGGGCCGCGAGTTCCGCGTGACTCTGGATGTCGGAGTCGGGCCGAACGATCACCGTGGCTGGTTCCGCATGGGCGGCCACACCGACTCCAACTCGGCCGGGGAATAACCCATGGCCGCGCTGACTCTCTCTGATCTTCAGGCTGCCCGTGATGGGCTCGTGCGGGCCCTCGCCACTGGCGAGAGGCGCGTTCGGGACCAGAACGGGGAGGAGATCGAATACCGTTCGGTTTTCGAGATGCAGCGCGCCTTGGGCGTCATCGAGGGGCGGATTGCAGCGATGCAGTCCGCGCCCCCGAACGTCATTCGATTCAAAACTTCCAAATTTGGAGACTGCAAATGAAAAACTATATCGCCCCCGGCAACAACCTGACGGTTGCTGCTCCCTACGCGGTCGACTCCGGCCAAGGTGTCCTGATCGGCCAGATTTTCGGCGTGGCCTGCGGCGACGCGGACAACGGCGCCGAGGTGGATATTGCGACCGTCGGCGTGTTCGACCTGGCGAAGGACTCGGAGGCCGTCTTTACCGTCGGCGCTCCCGTCTACTTCGACACGGCTTCGAAAACTGCCCGCAGTGGCAATGACGACGACTCCAACTCGGCAGGTGACAACGAGGCCCTTATCGGCGTCGCCGTCGCTGCGGCCGGGGCCGGCGCCACGACCGTTCGCGTGAAGCTCTGCGTTCCCGTGACGCTGGTCTAACGCCATGACGTTCAAGCGTGGTTCTTTCGTGAGCTACGGCGGCAGGGCGGCGGAGGTGCAGGGCGTGCAGCCCTTCGCCTCCGCGTCGGGCCACACCATTGATTGCCTCGTGCTGGTCCTCACGGGCCAGCCCAGAGGCGTCGTGCGCGTCCCGCTGGATCGTGTGGCGGACACCGTGAAGCGCGTCAGCAAGCGCGAGGCGGAGCACCTGGACGCAAACGTCCAGCCAGCCCGGACGCACTCTCAGAACGCCATGCAACGCGCACGCGCGGCCGCCGCTGCGAAGGCTGCGGACTATGGCCGAATGGGCGCGCTCGCGAAGGCTCGCAGTCAGGCCGCCTGAAAAGAAACGGCGCCCAGACCGGAAACCGGCGGGCGCCGAAGAGGGACACGAAACCCACGACCACATCCCGACCAAAGGAAAACGATCATGTCACTTGAAACCAACAGGCCAGACGCTCCGCCAGCGCAAGCCCCCAAGTCAGAAAAAGCACATCGTCTCGCCCCCGCAGACGCGGCGCTGGCGCTAGAGCTACTGCGCTTCGATCCGCGCGAGTGTGTGCCAGAGCATCGCCGCGCCATCCGCAACAAGGCCAAGGCCATCATCGAAGGCAGGCAGCGTTGGCCGTCGGGCCTCTTCGCGTGGCGCCACCTTCGCGAACTGAAACACTTTCGGGACGGCAAGGGCCCGCTGCCCCCGTGGCACGACGTGCAGAACCTGACGCGACCCCAACGCGAGCGGCGCCGCCTTGCTGATGAGGCATGGGGCAGGCGCCAGAGCGAGATAGTCACCTCTGGCGAACATCCGGCCAGCATCTTGGCCCGCCTCGTTCTGGAGGCTCCAGCGTGGCGAGGCGGCCATGGCTTGGCGACTATCCCCAAGGCCGTGCTGGATGAAGCAATCTTCCACATGTGGAGCAAGCGAGAGTTTAGCGACTTGTTCTGGCCGGTGCGCGCGTCATGACTCGGCGATCACTGGAAGATATTCTCGGCATCGAGCCCGACCTAGCCCCGCACGAGATCGAAGAGCAGGCGGCAATCGTCGCGCGGATCAATGAGACTCACGCTTTCGTCTATGGGAAGGGCGTCATTCGCGAAAATGCGGATGGGACCATCAGCATCGAGTCGGTTCGCGAGTTTGCCGACTGGTTCGCTAACGATGGCGTCTGGTCGCGCACGAGTCGCGGCGGCGACGTGTTCACCTCCGCCGCAAAAATCTGGATGCAGAGCCCAGACCGGCGGCAATACACGGGCATTGTGATGGACCCGCGCGGCAGGTCGCCGGGGGCTTACAATTTGTGGAAGGGCTTCAGCTACAAGCCGAGTCGCAACGGTTCGTGCGAACGCTACCTGGACCACATTCACGACCACGTTTGCAGGGGCAACGGGCCCCGCTTCGATTGGGTAATTGGCTGGATGGCCCACGCCATCCAACGGCCTTGGGAGAAGCCGGGAACGGCTATCGTGATGAAGGGGACGCAGGGCGCCGGCAAGTCCATTGTCGCGCAAGAGTTCGGCGCCCTCATGCATCGCCACTACACGACGGTTTACACGCCGCGCGGCCTGACGGGACAATTCAACGCGCATATGGCGACCGCGCTCCTGGTCCAGATCGAAGAAGCATTCTGGGCAGGTGACAAGTCCGCCGAAGGGGCCCTGAAGCACCTCATCACGGGCCCGAAAATCCAGCTTGAGAAGAAGGGAGTCGATGCAATCGAGCTTCCCTCATTCCATCGCTACATGATGACCAGCAACGAACGCTGGACCGTTCCCGCTCGCCACGACGAAAGGCGCTATTGCGTGCTGGACGTGAGCGACGCGCGCGCGCGGGATAGCGATTACTTCGGCGCCATTGCGCGCGAGATGGAAGACGGGGGACGCCGGGCCCTGATGGGATACCTGCTGGACTTCGACCTTTCGCGTGTGGACGTGCGGACCATCCCGCAGACCGAGGCGCTAGCCATCGAGAAGCTCGCAGGGCTGCGGGGCATTCAGGCCTGGTGGCATGAAGTGTTGGCGGCAGGCGTGATCCCTTGCGAAGGCCGCGAACGCTTTGACCAGCCCCGCCCTGACTGGCGGGAGCAGGGCGTTAGCGTGCGTGCTGATGAGTTGCGGAGCGCGCTGGACGTGTGGCTGAGAGGCCGCCGTCATCATGGCGACATTCTCACTGCCGAACTCTTCGGCCGCGAGCTTCGTGACATGTGCCCCGGCATGAAGCGCACGCAACGCCGCGAGGGTGCAGCGCGAATTTGGTTCTATGACCTGCCGACGCTGCACGGTTGCCGTGTGGAGTTCACACAATGGCTTGGTAGCAAGGTGGAGTGGGGCTGATGTCACCAGTTGTCACCAGCGCACGCACACCATCCGGTGACAGAATAACCCGCGCCATTGCTGGGCTTTCTGCCTTTGTCACCAGTGTCACCAGTGTCACCAGATACATCTACATG